TCAAAGTCAGCTTGCTTAATATTTCTTGCACCACCTACAACATCGTAAGGATATTCTGGTGGTAAATATTGTGAAACTACTTTTGATAATAATTTAAATTCGTTCTTCATTGCTGCGTAACATCTTTTGTGTATCGCAGACATAACACGTGAACCACGTTCTAGTAGTGCAACAGTTGTACCTACTGCAGCGCCTTGGTTACCATCGCCTACTTGCATATCAGCAATAGCCGCGAACCTTTGACCAGCTTGTACAACAACTCCTAGTAATTGTAACAATGTAGGACTTGGTTCTTTGTATGGTAATGGAAAGAATGCATCTCTTAAATTTCCACCCGGTGCATCTACATCTTTAAACTCACCTGGTTGTATTGGTGATGCTTCATCTCTAACTCTAACTCCACGCTGTTTAAATCCAGCAGGTAAGTTAGCTAAAGTTCCAGCATCTAATAATTGACGGAGAGCAGACGTTGCCGTTCTGCTCAAACCGCCAATCATATGAATGAGTCCAAAGCCATAAAATCCTAGTCCTGGCAGAAATTTGAAGTGGACAAAATATTGGATTTTACTTTTCTTTAGATCATCGGGCGCATAGTTTCGTCTAATAGACAAAACTTTTCTACTACCTTCTTCGACTGTAACGAGGTAAGGTAATTTTATTCCAGTTGGTTCACCATCTGCTCCAACATCTTCGAAACCTTCTAAGTCTAAATTAACATGACACTCTAACAAAGTGTAAACAGGTTCGTTCTTACCTGTCTTTTTAGTTCCTTCTAGCTCACGTTCTTTTTTAGATAGTTCTCCATTAGTGTCTGTGCCTGGAGGACCTAGTGGTAAATGAAATAACATAGAATCAAATTCAGATTCATATTCTTTCATTGTGTCCATGATTAAATAATTCATATAATCTTTAACACGACTTGCTTGTTGTTCTGTTTGTGGATTTTTAATTCCTATAATTTGTGTTCTAACTGGTCCATCTGCTGGTAATAATTCTTTGTAAGCTTGTGCTTGGAATTGTGTAACAGCTTCTGCAAGAACTGGGTGTGTTGCACCTGAAGCTCCTTGAAAAGGTTCAGTTCTGTTTTCGTATTTGAATCCTAAAAGATCAAGACCACTTGTGTAAGCGCTTTCCCATTCTTTTCTAGAAGATTTATAATCCATGTAGTTTTGAACCATTTCATTTCCAATTGGTTCAACTGATTCTTCCGGTAAAATATCTGCTAGGTTATCAAAGTGAGATTCTGTACCTGACGTATTTATTGCACTTGGGTCAAAGTCTAATGTAACTCCACCATCTTCTTCTGGGATAACCTCTACAGGTCCTTTTTGATCTTCTGTTTCTTCCTGAACACTAACTTCTTCTGCCATCTCTTCATCTGAAGGAATGTCAATTTTAGTTCTTGTGTTAGGGAGTCCTTTATCTATATCTGCCATTTATTACTCCTATACCTTCTTAACACGATTAAGTAGACCTTGCAACCCTTGTGAGTTTGGTCCTGATTCTGGTGGTGGGCCTGATGCTACGCCACCGCTTGCTAAACCTTGAGTTATTATACCTTGTCTTTGTTGTGCTCTTCTAGCTCTAGCTAAAGCTTCTTCTCTTTGTGCTCTTAATCTAGCGGCATCTACATCAACTTCATTTGAACCTTTAATATAAGGTGTTGCAAAATCAGAATCCATGTCAGAAAAATCTTGCGTTATTTGTTGTCTGTTTAAAGCTTGTCTTTCAGCTGGTGACATTCTTAATCTTTCTTGAGCATTACCAACAAACCCTTCTAACATAAAAGGCTGTGCCATAACTTCTGGAATAGTTCTTCCTTGATCATACGCTTGTTTTGCAAAGTAACCTTCTACACCTAATCCAATTGGCACTGCAAATTTACTTAAAACTTTTCCTGTAGTTTTTAATCCTTTACCCACAGCTTGTCTTACAGGTTTAAATGCAAGTGATCCTGCTGCTGTTCCTGCTGCAGCTTCTGGTAAAATGCTTCGTGCTTCGCTTGCATCAGCTGCTGCTGCAGCTCCTGCGGTTCCTATAATAGTTCCAGTAGCCATAAAAGGTATTTTTAATTTGTTAGGAATTTTTAAAGAATTTAATGTGTTTAATATTCTAGGAAAATTTCCTTTTGATCTATCAACAGCCACATCTGCTGCAGCTCCAATTCTACCTTTTCCTGGTATCTCAACTCTTATATTGTATGTTTTAAAAATATTATCTACTTGTTTTAAAGCTTCAGGGTTATTGTTTTTTAAAAAATATTTTTGCACTTGTTGAATAAAACTTTGATTAAATTGTCCTGGAGTAATGTTTAAATTAGAAGGAAATCTTATTCCTCTTTTTTCGCCGGCAACCGGACTTACATCAAATAAATCAAATAACTTACCCTCTTTTGCTTTTAATAAATAATAATCATTGGGTCTAACTTTAGAACTTATTTTTCCATCTTTACTAAATCTTAAAGACATCATGGCTTTAATTTGTTTACCAAAATCTGTATTGTTAATCGCCTCAGGATTATTTTTAAAAAATTTATTTAAAGACTGTTTACCTTTATTAATCGCATTTAAATCTTGTCTATCTGCTTCACTAGCAAATTTTAAAGCTTCTTTTTCTCTTTCTCTTCTAACTTTTGCAATTTGTTTTTGTTTAAATTTTTTATCAGCTTCACTTACTCTTCTATCTTCTGGAAAAGACTCTTCTGCTGCTTTTGATCTAACTTTTATAGTTACTTTACCACCAGGTCTTTTTCTATTTAATTCTAAAATTTCATCCTCTGTTCTTCCAGTAATCTTTAAAATGTTTTTAAATTCAGGAGAATCAACTCCTGCTTCAATGGCTTTATTAAATTGATTTATATATTGAGCAGGAATTACCCCAGTGCCTTTTCTAACTTTTCCTGCTTTTGCAGCAGCTTTTTTTTGTGATTCTGTAACTTCAGCTTTAAATAAATCAAATCTATCTGATTTAAAAATTTTATCTGTAAGATTTTTAAAGTTTGCATCTTTTGTAGCTTTAGCTGCGTTGAATCTATTTGCATAGGCTGCAGTTCTTTCTTCATCAGTTAGTTTTACATAATCTCCTTTTGCATAACCAACTCTAGTTGTATCGTCATCGTATACTGCGCTTAGGTCTTGTATTCTTTTAAAGAGATCCATTACTCACCTAACATTCTAGCGATACCGCCTGATGCTTTTTTAATTGATGGAGCTTCACTCATCGCTTCTTCAAGAACACTGTCAGGCACGCCTGGCTCAATATCTTTCATCTTACCTTCCATATCAGGTCTTGCAGTATATTCTTCATACTCTTCAACTTTTCTAGAGCCACCTTTTTTGAGAGGTACTTCATCTACTTTGTAACTCATAAAAACATCTTCAGCGACGTCATCACCTTTTTTTATAATTTCTATATTACCAGCAAAGTCTTCTTCCATAACATAGTCTTTGTATTTTTTAGCAATAGTTTTATCTTGAGTTGCAAGTGTATCATCACCTAATGATCTAATTTTATTTACTAAACTAAAAAAATAAGAAGGCACTTCTTGTGCAGTTTCTTTTACAGCTTCAACAACTGGTTCTGATTTTTTAGCAAGACTCATCAAACCTGTTTTAGCTCCAGCAATACCTGCACCTGTTAGTCCTAGTAATTTTAAAAATCCTCTACGGCCCATGCCACCACCTACAAAGTTTGCTCTCATTATTCCGCCGTCAGCTTGTTTAGTCCTGCTTTGATTCTTAAATGCATCTATAATTTCATCAGGACTCATACCTTTTTCCATCATTTTAAATGTTTCATCAAGAGATCCCAATACTTCTGCTTTTCTTTGTGGGTTATCATCAATTAATATTTTATCTAACAGATCATCAGTGATGCCTGGGTATTTTTGTTTTAATTTTAATCGTTCTGCAAGTTTAGAAGCACCTAAATCTTCTAAACCTTTTAAATTTTTTTCGTATTCTAAATCTGCTTGTTCTGCTTTAACTCTTTTATAATCTTGATCTAAAAATTCTTCTAACTCATCTAATTCATCTGCATCATCTCTATTAAATAATCTATAATCACCTGTAAGTTCTGCTTCTTCTTTTCTTTTTTTTAATAAGTTTAATCTAGCTTGAGACTTTGATCCAGGTTCTGGATCTAATTTACCTGTTTTATATTGATCGTACATGTAGTCATACTCATCTTTTATTTCTTTTTCTCTTCTTAAAAGTTCTTCTATAGTTTCATCACCTGCAACATTAAAACCCATACTGTCTTCAGCGTCATCTAATATTTCTTTGTAGTAATCATAATCAGGTGTTTTACCATCTTCCATAAACACACCTTCTTTTTTGTTAATTCTATTATCTGCTGTTTTAAACATATCACGCTCTAGCGTCTTTGGAGGGATAGGTGCTTTGTCTGCAGTCGTTGCAGCTTTCTTACCAAATTTATTTTGTAATGCTTTTAGTAAACCTTGAATAACTTTACTTCCACCTGCATAACCAATACGTCCACCCATTGCTTTTTTCTCAGGGTCATCTAGTTTACTTTTCATAGACGCAAGTCCTTCTTCATTATTTTTTAATAATTTTTGTCTTATCTCATCTTCAGATAAAACTTGTCTAGGTCTTGAACCCATTGTTTTCATGATTCCTGATTTAAGTGCAGCTCCTTCTTGAGTACCACCTACAATAGGTTTAGTCGTATCCATGGCTCTACCTTCCATATCAACCACCTTATTCATCTCTTTAAATTTTTGTACAGCTTCTTGTTGAATTTTTAACTTCTCTAAATTACCCGGTTGTTTACCTGTAGCTTTTATAAAACCTCTAGTCAATTGCTCAACTATTTCCATTAAAGCCATTCCAAATCTTATCATTAATAGTAATTCCTTTTACGTTCCTCACGTGGTTCATCCACGTAGTCTTCAGGGTGTTGTAATAATCCTGCTTGTCT